GGTTCTGAATATGAAGACCTTCAAGATACCGTTGCCGAGTATGATGTCACTCGCAATTCCTTACCGGGACAGGGTGATGCACAAAACGCCTGGCCTGATGGGTTGCCTAGTGTGGAGGTAGATAGACCTTTGTCTGATGTTAGAACCAATGCAGAAGTAACAGTTTCTGAGTTGGAAATATCGTTTGATAAAGGCGAGTTTTATGCTATTGCTCCTACTTTTAGTCAGTACATTCCTGTTGTTCCTCGTAGTTCTATTGTAAATGAGTATATCTCAGTTGTCAATAGGGCTGTGATGACCGTTCCTTTAGCTGATAAGGGGGTGTGGAATCTGGTTAGGCAATTTGCTAAGACTTACGTAGATAAACTGGAAATTGTGGTACCGCTTTCTTTTGACGAATGGAATGCTAATTTCCCTCCGAGGCGTCAATTGGATCATATTAGGGCTTTGGAATCTCTCCAATTAAACCCAATAGAAGCTAAAGATTGTTTTAGGAGTACTTTTGTCAAAAGGGAGTTAACCATGAAAGGTGGCGAGTACGATGAGTTCGACCCTAGATGTATTCAAGGTGTGTCTCACCGTGCTAACGTTTGTTTGGGTCCATTTATGGCCGCCTTTTCCCTTATGCTTAAGGCCTCTTGGAACGTGAATGAAGATTTATGTTTCACTAGTGGTCTGAATGCAGAGGAATTAGGTAAATGGAGATCGCAATTTGGCTCCAAGTCTGTCACGATAATAGAAATTGATCATTCGCGTTATGATGCACATCAAGGATGTGACAGCCATAAGTGCGAGTACGATTTTTATTGTGCTGCTGGTATTCAGGATCACCCCGATGCAGCTTTTGTTTTCAATAGACAATCGCGAACCATCGGTTTTACGGCTCACGGTGTAAAGTATAAGGTGCCTTACACTCGTAAATCAGGAGACCCGAATACCTCTTGCGGCAATTCCATAATAAATGGAATGGTAACCAAGTTTGTATTGCACACTCTAAATTTAGACAACAATAAAATGCTTGTTCAAGGAGATGATAATTTAGTCGTCATTGAACAGCAATTTAGTCCGAGGAAACGCAGAGAACTTGAGCGAGAAATTAAAACTATCATGCTTAGTTTGGGTTTTGAGGTTAAACTTAAAATAACCACGCAATGGTACGATTGTGAATTCTGCTCATCACTCTTCTGGCCTGTTTCTGATGGCTTTGTGTTGGGTCCAAAGATAGGGCGTCGTCTCCCTAAAATGGGTTTTTCTTTAACTAGATTAAACAAAGGTCAAGTCAAAGGAATGCTTTTGGGGGCGGTTAAGGAGTGCAAGTTTGTTCCAATTCTTCGAGTTTACTCGAAGTATTGCCTCAAGCAACTTAGAACTGTAAAGAAAACTTCCTATCACGATTATTCGTATCGTTATAAGAGTTTAGTTTCTGAGTCTCACGATTTTAATGAAGA